GTTTACTCTCGATATTGACCAGCAAAGAGCTCTTTTGTTAACAAAAGCTCACTTTGCTGGTATGAATGAATGAATATTCTGGGGCAGGATGGTTGGATTACCAGGACGTAAAATCCCAGTATCCTTCCCCCTGCCCCGTGTGAAAGCCCCAGTAACCCTTCCGAGTTATACCTTTGTTGATATAGACAAGGCGGGGCTTTACCCATTCTTGACCCATAGTACTTATGTACCAATGCCAATGTGTGATGTGGATACTCTAGCTGGAGCGGTCCAGCAGAGAGTCTTAACATGCAAAGGCAAACCACAACCCAAAATTCCCAGATATCTAGTCACCACTAGGTACAAGAATACCTTTCCACCTTATCCATTGGATACCATTTCATATGAGAATGTCATAGAAGGATACAAAGAGAGGCGTTTGAGGAGAGTATATGAAAGAGCATACGAGAGGATCATGACTAATGACCTCCTAGCTCGATCAGGAAAGAGGACTAACTGTAAAGGTTACGATTTACCACTCAAGATCAAATGCTTCACAAAAGAGGAGAAGACGGATAGGAAAGTTGAATTTTTGCCAGGAATATATGATAATCTCGAGAATCAAACTGCTGATAGCAGGGTCATATTACCGCCAGATCCAGTATATAGATTAGAACTTTCACGATACTTTGGTAAGAGAAATGAGCACCACATGATAGAACACCTAAATGAACAAATAGGATATACAGCTATCATGAAAGGATTAGATCCTTTTGCAATGGGTGAAATTATCAGAGGACATTGGCTTCATGTCAGTCAATTCGGAGAAGTCGTATTTGTTATGATGGATTGCAGTAGGTTTGATGCACATTTTAATGAATCTCAGAGCCTTTACGTTTATAAGTACCTTGCTTCTTGTACTGAAGATCCTAAGAGAGCGTGGGCGCTTCTTAAGGAATTGTTGAAACCTGTATTCAAGGGTGTCACGAAGGAAGCGAGGTTTAGCGCAAAGCCTAAGAATGTAACTTTAAGTACCGGCGTACCAATAACTTCACTAAGTGCCATTATCATGGTGTGTAGTGTATTATATGCGAGAACAAAGAAACACGATTGGGTTAGATTTATTGACAATGGAGATGATTTTGGTGTATTTCTACCTAGAGATAGATTGTATTTAATAGATGAGATTCTTCAAGATTTCAAAGCTATAGGGCATGAAGTCGAGAAAGAGGGTCAAGTCTATGTATTAGAGAG